TTTTCCTCCCTTTCCGTTAACCCCCTCGAATAGAGTATTCTTTAACTCAGCATAAGAACCTTTAAACTCTTTAATATATTTTATAAACGATTCGGAACCATCCTTTAAATGTTCTGTTAAGTTTCCTATGAATGCATCCATAGGTGTATTAGTTGTAACGCCAGGATTATCAGTCTCAAATTTAGCTAAAGTAACTTGCAATGCTTGTAACTTTTTATTTGTAGCTTCTATTTCTTTAGGGGTAAGTGGCTCATACTTTCTTTCTGTTATTCCAAATATAGCCCCCCAATCTTCCCATGCCCAACCGCTTTTTACTTTTCCTTGTGATAGAGCATTATTAAGGGTCTTTATTTTATTTTCAATGTCAGCCTTCTTCATTATCTTTTGAAATTTTTCTATTCCTCCAGATGCCATAACAATAGCTACATAAAATATACCAAGAGAAACAGATAAACTAAGTATCCCAGCCATTAATCCACCAGCAGCCAACACTGATAATGCGCCAGCTATACCGTATATAACGCCCTTAACCATAGAAACCGTCTTAAATAGAGCTAGAACTATAACTAAATCAAACAATACGTTTGAGAAGTCTTTTAGTTTCTTCATATCCATGGCTTCAATAGCAGCGGCTATACCATTCCAAAATCCGTGTATCTTTTCTGAAATCTTATAAGTATTATCTTCTAAAATATCGTTAACTGATTTTAGCTTCTTTAGAATTATTTTAAAGGAATCAGCAAAGGCTAATCTCTGTATATTCTCTACCGTAGTAGAAATAGCAGACCCTATAGCAGCCCATGTCATTTTAAACTTTAAAGAAGCTTCATCAAATCCTTTTAAATAACTAGCTAGTTTTTCTAAGAAATTTCCGTCCTTCTTCCATTGAGCTGTTATATCTCTCCATGTAGGACCCAACTGAGCCTTTAAGAACAAAGATAAAGTTGTACCTTGTCTTGCTAGTCCCTCCATAACTGCGCGCATTTCTTGCGCATACTGTATATTCTGATTAGGCATACCAGCAGTTAATACAGCAATAGTATTAACAATAGTCTTAAATCCTTTTATCTGTTTTGCATTATTTAAATCTAAGAAAACTCCCTGCTTCTGTAGCTCTCTATTAACTAATGACATCTGATGTCTATTAGCCAACGTATCTTTATTTATTTCTATTAATGTTAACTGAAGATCGTGGGCATATTTGTAAGATTGCTGAAACGCACCAGCAAGGTCATCAGTACCTTTTCTAGCAACGAAGGATGTAACTAGAGCAGCACTCTGTGCTACGTCCATATTGAACTTCTCAACCGCTTTAAAACTCTGCATGAACGTCTGCTTAACAGCATTAATAGCAGCTCGATAAGCATAAAGCCTAATTATAGCTCCCACAATACTGCCGCTAAGTAGATTAGTAGAGCCAGCATACCTTGAACTAGCTCTAGAAGCCCCACCCATGGTATTGCTAAACTGACTGAATTTAGTAAGCATTCTATTCATAGAGCCTACTAATTGGGTAGTATCCCCTCTAAATTTTACTGTTACACTATCGGTCAATCCTGCCATACCCATATTATTTTCCTTTTTGAACTATATTAGTAATGTTCTCCAACAAAGCTATATTCTCTGGAGATTTCTCATCTGTATCAACAGGATCAGACATCTCCATTTCTTCCTCAGCTAAAATAGCGTTCAGTCCCTCGTAACCCTTTTTGCTGCCCGCTATCTTTAACTTAGTATCCAATTCTAGCGCTTCCGCTTTTCTTAGATATTTTAATGTGTAATATACCTCTTTAAACGTAAACGTCAGAATCTCTTGTGGAGACATCTTCAATTGGTGACATAACTTAAAAACTATTTCGTTCCATTCAATCTCTGGAGCACCTACTTCTTCTGAGTCTGTACTCCCTTGTCGTTTTTTGGGTTAGGTCTTGAATCTTCGATTGTTAACATCAAAGCTTCTCCTAAAACATTTAAAGTTTCTATATCCAGCAACGACCTAAAGACATCAATACTGTCATTAAACTCGTCCTTCTCTACTAACAAATCCCATCCTACCTGTGTAGCCCATGTAGCAGGTTGATTCTGCATATTTTCCATAAGCTGTTCCATGGATTGTCCTCTTTTTTCATACTCAATCATTTTTGCTAAATCAAAACGACTTAGCGTCAATTCTTTAGTTACTTCGCCAATAGTTAACTTAAATGTATTACCTACTGGTTGACTTACTAGTTCATATAATTTTGCCATTTTTTCTCTCCTTATGTAAGTTCTTGAATAGTATCATAACGCTTGAACGCATAGCCCAAATCGTTATCAAACATGACTTTAATTGATAAATCTACATTGGCCCATTCTTTAGCAGCCATTCCTGCAGGTACTGAGTTCATTTTAACTCTTGGAAACCTGTCCATAACAAACTCTCCATTTGACTTCTTCTGTGAAACTAACCACATATCAAACTCAACTGGAACTGGATTTTCACCAAATGAATATTCATTGTAACCCTCGTTAGGTTTACGAACATCAAAGAAAGCTACATCGCCTGCAGTCATTCCAATAGTTCCTGATCCTCCTGTTAATGCAAATCCTACAGCAGGAACATTAACAGTATCTCCTGTTACAACAGTTAAAGCAGCAGTAGTAATCTTTAATGTATCAGTAGTAAAAACTTCATCAGTTCCTCTAGTGAAATCATTATCAGTAACAGCATATACATCAACAGCTGCAGCAGCAGATGTGCTACAAGTTATCATGTATCTACCTTCTTTTAAATTAGCTACTCCATTTCCTGAAGATGTTGATAAAGCAATTGATGCAATACCAGTAGTAGCATTTGAAACAGAAGTTCCGTAATCATTAGTTAAAGTTGTAATATTACCACTAACTTCAGCAGCTTCGCTTGTGCTAACTGTGTAACCAGCAATAGTATACAAAAACGGTTTAAACTCAGAAATAGTCAACGCAATATCATTACTGATATTACCGTCTGACGAATCCCAAGCACTAGGATTACTACCACCATAAAGGTCGATTTGTTCACGTTCCATAGTCGGGTCATACGTCTGAACAACTTTTACCATACCGTAAGGCAACTTAGTTGTCTTATTAACAGCAGTCATTGACGTTATACCAAAACTTGTTCTTGGTTTATTTAGTGCCATGATTTTTCTCCTTTCTTAAATTATCTTTTCTTGAGTCAAAGTGGGCTTCCACTTTTTATCAATACCAGAATATTTTTTACCCTTTTCGAATTTGAGGTGTACATCATTATGATGTATCTCAAAACTGTGTTTAGCCACGAAAGAAGGAATATTCTTTGTTTCCTTAATAGAGCTAGATTTTTCCATTCTGTCCTCCTTACTAAAACGCAAACGTTACATTAAATGCTATAGAAGCTATATCATAAACTGTACCGGCTGCTGTTTCTAAAAGCTTAGAATCCATTTTACTGATTTCTGGATTTAAATCCTGAAATGTTTTAACGATTTTCTCTTGTACTAATTCTAGTAAGACACGATTCATTCTAGCTTTAATTTTCCCAACATTACCTTCCCCTGTATCCAATATAAAACAAGTTAGTCTTATAGGATATGTAAGTGAATGAGCATAACCAGTACTACTAGCTGCTCCAATCACAGGGTCTCCTCCAACAAACTGAAAAAACGACATAGGATACGGTGGTATGTCAGACATACTCCAAGTGTAATAAGAATCACAATTAAAGCCTCCTAACAGATAGTCACTTTTTTCTTTATCAATAGCGTACATATAATCGTTAAGGTTCTCTTTCATAAGAGTCTCTAGTTCACCCATAAATGTTTCTAAATCATACTTAGTAACCACCTTTTTTACCTCCAGATATAATATAATCGTTTAGGGTATTAACCCATCTTTCCTGTCTATTAGTTCCTATCGGATTTAATTGAACAGGGTTTCTAGAAGGAACCTGCGTTCCTCCAAGACCAGGGTGACCATCAGCATTCCATTTAGCTTTAGGATTTGTTGTACCTATAGTTAATTGGTTACCAGTAATCTGTTCTACCCTCTCACTTGAATCTCCTGAATCAGTTAATGAATCCATTAACTGCCCACTATCCACTAAAATAGGGTATAACCCTCCAGTTATGGAGTTCCTCTTATACCTTGCAGACATTCCAAGAGGATTATAATCATCGAAAAATGGGGTTTTCCCATTTCCGTACTGACTAAAGATTTCCTCCGTGTTAGTAGCAAAAAAATCTGCACCTAATTTTTGTAATGCCGGACCAAGTGATAGCGAACTTTTTTTAATTTCTCTTAACTTTTTAACTAGTAAAGATGATACTCCTTTAGTGGCACCACCAGAGATGAATCTAAATAAGTCTGTTTCAAAATCTAAGTCTTTTACACGAAGAACTTGTACATTACTTTCCTTAGAAGTAACCGTTACTATTTTTTCAGAGTAATCTACAACTATTCTAGGAATTCCAAATTCACCTGCTCTTGCAATAGCTGCATTAGCTTTACCTGTAGACAACCATCCCTTTGACTCCCACAATTTAATACGTGTTAAGTATTTCCTTTCATAAGCTGGGTTTTCACCCCTACCTATTAACTGGGTTACCATTGGGCAGTCTCCTTTGTTGCTTCAGCAGTAATATCGTTAGCAGCTGTGTAGCTGTAAGAATTTACTGTAGAAGCAGCGGCTGTATTCAACAATCTGAAACTACCATCTCTTATTTGATCTAGTTTTTTCTGAAAGCCACTATGACTAATCCCCCTCGGTACGAGAGCTTGATTAACAGAAATATTGACTCTATTCTTTCCTAGAACAAAATTTACTTCGTCCCTGACATATTCAACACATAAATTCTTAAGTATTAAAAGGTCAGTCGCATCAGTAACTGGTACTACATATTCTTGAGCTACAGCAGAATATATCAAAGCAGTTGCCTGATCAATCCAACCTTCAACAACATCTTTAGATGGTTTAGTACTAGCGGACAGTACTACTCCTTGATAGAAAGCATCTAAATCAGTAGTTAGACAAAGCCTTGTATATGCCATTTTTAGTACCCCGCTCCTTGAGTAATCACAGTAGCGCTAACTGTTGTAGCAGTACTTAAAACTGTAGTAACTCTAGCTCGTATATAAGTATACGGAGCAGTGATTCCTACATTATAAGATGATGTACTAGCGCTTGATGTACTATCAATAGTTACATAACTCCCTGTAGAGGTAGCTGCTGTAGTACCATCAATAATAACAACTTGAGCAGCAGTATTACCTGTTACTACTACTGAAACATTACTCTTCTCAGTTTTAGCATAGGATAATGCAGTTCCAGTGTTTACACCAGCTGATGAACCAGCTGCAACTGTTAACAATGTATAATTCGCGTTCATTAAAACCATAATGGTCTCCTTTCTTATTGATACTTTGGTCCTTTACGTACGTAACCGTACATATTACTTTTAGTTCGTCCTGCATACATTAAATAAGATGGTACCATGACTTGTATACCTTTTCCGTAAAGATAAGGAATCCAAAAATCAACACACGCTGTTTGATTATTATATTCATCTTCGTCAAAAGATGCCCATATTTCAATACCATAAATATTCAACGTATCAATCTTCTTAAAACCTAAAGCCTCTTGTGCAGCCACATATGCTAAAACATGTGCGATTGTACTTGTAAAAAATGTTCCAGGAATAAGAGAAGTAGTTACGTCTTTTGGAAATGTTTCCATAGTACGAACATTATTCCCTTTAGAATCTACTAACGTCTCAGCAAAAGACCCAATAATTTGGGTATCTGTAGCTTCGCGCAAGTACTTCATGTACTCCTCTTGGGGTATGCCATCAGTTACGCATTCATTTAACATAGCTTTCCAGCCATCCATAATGAATAACTTATCCATTTTATGCCCATATGCCCAAGAATGATTCACTCCCCATATTTCTCCATAAGGCGGTATAACTAAACCAGACGGTGCTCTGCCCATAAAATTTACTACTCGTAAATCAGACCTAACAACATCAGTTTGTGCAACCACTCCAGGAACCTTATAAGGGTGAATAATCGGCTTCTTTACTTCTTTAGATTTTTGTTCATTTAATATAGGTTTTTTAGTCATTTAAACTCCTTTAACCTCTTCTATTGCTCCACGATCAAGCAGTTGCTCAATCTGGCTTGCGCTACTTTCAAAAGGTTGCCCTATTGAAAACCCTTTAATATTTGCTTTCACAATATATTTCTTGTCAGTAACAACAACTTCTTCTACTTCCATATCTCGATGGTGTCTTTTTTTCTTGGCCACTGGTGTTTTCCTTTCAGATGCCTTTAACGCTTTAGCTTCATCTTCCTTAGGGGATTCTGTAGCCTTCCTGTCAACAAGCTGCACCTTATCCTCTTTAGCCTCAATAATCTCTTTATCTTGGACTTCTTTACTAGTATCGGGTAGTAAAGATTCAAGTTTAGTTCTCGTTGCGTTCTGAGGGAAATCAATGTTTAACCCAACCAATTTTTCTTTAAGTTCATATAATTCTAATTTTTTCATCCTGTACTCCTTACGCTACTACAGCGTCTATATAATAAGCTGCTGTTACGTCTAATAAAACATCATCATATTCTTCTTCCATTCTTACGAACTTAGAATATTTAGGGTCTGTATTATCATACGAATCTACTTCAGCATCATCTAAAACAAAACTGTAACCCAAAGAACGTTGAAATTCTTGTGGTTGTGGATCTTGGTTAACATATGCCAATAGCATACCTTTACCCCATACTTCAGTTAGACTTGAAGTTGCTCCTTTAATAGCAGTTTCATATTGAACGTCACCAACTATTAGTTTTTCTAAACCGAATGCTTTTGCTACTTCAGCTTCTGTAAGTGATCTAACTGGAACTGTTCCATCTGGAGCAATACCGTTAGTTTTCTTGATTTGTGGGTGGTCTTGTATAATTTCAAATACCTCAATACCCATAATCCCAACATTAGCTTTCATGTGAGCTGCACTTCTGATTGTCTGTTTAGCCGTTCTTACATCACCAATTGGGTCAGAATTAACAAAATCACTCCACTGGTCTGCACCTGATAAAGTAACATTATTAGTAATGTTTGATGTACTAAATAAAGCATCTGCTATTGCATACTCTTTACCCATTAACACTGCGCTTCTTAACATTTTAGTAAACATGATTTCAGCGTCCCTCATGCCCGCTCTCCAATCACTATTACTGAACTTAAGACCATCGTCTTTTGTAACCATAATCTTCAATGAATGCTTCTCTGTGTGCCAAGCATCTGCCTTAGTTAATTGAACGTTAATTTCTGGAGATTTTGTTCTTCCCACTATAACGTCATGATAAACTTTCAAAAATTCTTGTGATGTAGTTCCAGAATTGATAACCTGACCGTCTTTTGATCCAACACTAATTGTTGGTAAAATCATGTCATGTATAAAACTCTGATCTTTTGGCATATAGCCACGGAATAAGTTCGTTAGGACTTCATCCGGCATAATTGCAATATTATTACCCATTTTTATTCTCCTTTCTTATTTTAAGTTGATTGACCCGTTAAAGTCGCAACAACGATTATATCACCAGCTGCAGTAGATACGTCTTTTGCTTTAGCATAAAACATTCCACCAGCTGTACTTAACTTACCTGCTCCGCCTGTTGAGGCTGCTAGGTTTGCACCAATAGTAACTGCACCTGTAGCAATAGCGAGAAATGAATCCCCTGTTCCTAAAACACCACAGTCAGCTTCTTCTCCAGCTCCTGGAGTATTCTGCAAAATGAACACGTTCATTCCAGGTTCATTTTGTGCAACAGCAGAAATTTTAACGTGATTTACATCACTCTGATATACGAAATTGTATTGTTTAGATGCCAATGTGCCAGTTGTCAAAAAGGTAACTGTATCACATGGATTCTGTAGTGGTAAACTTGGTATAGCCATTATTTATCTCCTTTCTTCTTATTGTTTTCTCTTATAGACGTAAGAGCCGATTCATACGTTACTTTGTTTTCTGCAGCGTATGCTTTAACTTCTTTATCTTCTTTTTGCGCATCTGTTATTTCTGACTCATCTTCATTAGCGCTTGAGCCTGTTTGTTCGAATTTTGCAATAGCTGGCATCTTTTCTGCTAATTCCTTAGCTGCAGTATACCCTATAGCATCGAATGCTAGTTTGTTTACCTCATTGGTAGCTTGAGTAGCTTTACCCTCAGTAATTAAGCTTGCAAGAAGGCGTTCTACGTTCTCACTTTCCTGTGCTTCATTATGATCTGCTAATACTTTCTCAGCATTAACCTTTGCTTCTAGAGACTCTTTAACTGATTTTTCCATTTCTGGAATACGAGCAGCATCAACTATTAGTTGTGCAACATCACAATCAAAATTGTCCTTTAAAGCAGCGAACATTTCTTTCTTATCCATAACTTTTTCTCCTTTCATTAATTTATTTAACAAACGGGTTGAACCCGCATTATTAACATCTTTACCACCAAACGCAGTGCTCATTTTTGGAGCGTCCACGGCTCCCATAGATGAATTATAGAACACTTTACCGTAAGTTCCATCTTTTATATGACCATCAAAATTTCCTATGAACGACTGTACCTTATTAGTAAAAACATCCGATTCTTTAGGTTCCGATAGTACATCATCTACTAAATTCATTTCTTTGCTTTTTGTAGCATCTAAAAACGTATCTTTCTTCATCATGCTCTTTAATGAGTCAAACTCATTACCAGTATTATCAGATAAGTGTTGAATCAACTTATCATTAATCTCTTGAGCGCTTTTTAAATCTTCTTCAATCTCAGAAACTTTACCATAAGTAAAGGTTGAAACTTCATGAATCATCGTTCTTGAATTCTCACCTATATATCGTTTATTTCCTGCTGACAATAAGACTGCACCACAAGAGTCAGCTTCTCCCAAACATATTGTGTTAACGTTTGATTTAAGGCCTTTCATTGCATCTAAAATAGCGAATAAAGAAAATACCTCACCTCCCCAGGAATTAATAACTATATTAACATCCTCACTATTTTTAGCATCTAGTTTCATCATATTTTTAATTAATGTTTCAGAAGTTTCTTGATTGAAGTTATCAAACAAGAATAACGTTCTTTGCGCATCAAAATCAGATAAACTAATTGTCATTTTCGTCCTCCTTTACTCTAGTATTTTGTATCTGAGACTTTAAGCCTCTCATATGACCAGCGAAACTAATAAAGTCCCCTGTTCCTTTAAAAAATCCATCGACTTCTTCCTGTTGTGCTTCGGCATAGTAAAATATACCTCTACGTCCTACTCTATCGACTTCTAAGGGAAACCCCTTTGTTTTTAGATATGCTGCACATGCTAAGTCGCGTGTGTAAAATTTACCTTGTTTGTTAATTTCATTGCTCATTTTGTACTCCTATTTGCCTTCATCTGGCGATTCTGCTGGTTTTTTCTGTTTATCAGGATTCTCCTTATCTTGGTCATCCTGATCTTCTTTATAGTCAGGAGTCTCATTTATATCTCTAATAGATGTATCGTCAATATCTGGTAGATTAAGATCATCTCTGACTCTTTTTTCCAGCCTATCATCTGGCTGTATAATTTTAGATGTCACATATCCTCTCATTACTTCCATCATCGCTCTGGCATCTTTTCTGGCAATACCTGTCACTAACATATCTAGTCTCTCTTCTGGTTCACCAAAGTTGAGTACATAATATGAATGTGTTAAAGGATCAATTTTACTAGCAATATACTTACCAATAAATAAAAGGCTGTTTAAGAACATTTCCATCTGTCCCTCGTTCTGTGCGTTACCACCAGACTTCTGAGTACCGATTGCGAGGAATCCTGCTAGTATGGAGTCCAGAATACCCATATCTTCACGTTTAATGGATGTATCCACCGCTTCTGAGTTATATTCACCTTTTTCTATCATAAAGCCATCTTCTTTCAATCTCTCGTCTAAAATGACGAATGCTTGCTCATGTGACGTATATGACTCTCCAACTGCTTTAACAGCAGCAAGTTCTGTATCATCTAAAATCATACTCTTAGGAAGGAAGAATATCGGAGTTCCAACAGACATTTTTTCCTGACCTATCATATCTAATCTTAAATAAAGGTCTTTTCTAATATAATTACCATATGCGGCTCTTAGTACAGAAATTCCCTCAAAGTTGTCTCCTTCTTTCTCATTTGTGAAAATCATCAGCTCATCGCCTTTTATTGTCACATCATTCTTTCCATATGCTTTTTGAAGTATACTTACAACCTCAGCATCTTTTACATCCCATTTATCTATTGTGCTCTGTTTCAAGAATCCCAAACTCTTTAAAGTTACTACCGAACCTAATTTAACGTCTTCAACTACGTGTGAGTACGGTTCGAAGATAGAAAACCCCATTGGCAGGAATGACAGTATCTCATGAAGCATTTCGCTCCATTTCTGTGTTCCCCAGTTATTTAGCAGTTGATTCTTAAAATACGCCTGTTCTATCTGTTTTTCGTCTTTATCGTCTTTTGGGGAATATTTGAACGTTCCAGACTTAATAGGAGTCATTAGAACGTTTAACAGCCGTTTTATCTGATAATCAGACCTACGCATCTTATCATATATTGGATAGGAGGCTGCTGGTGTAGTAAGTGCACCAAGATACTCCTCATATATACGACCGCTCACAAATTTCGTTCCCGGATTACTCGCTCTATTATTAGTGTACTTACTCGCCTCAGCCTGATTTGTTTCTTTTGTTTTCTCTACCATTTTAATACTCCAATGCGTAAACGTGAGTTTTAGCTTCAACTATCGGAACCAGCGTACTTTGTGTACTGGAACTCTTAGTTCTCGCGCTTCCTTTAGATACAAAAAGAATTTTACCACCAATTTGCTTATTTCTTATATAGTTACCTATAATAGCAGCTTCTGCCGTATCTGGTGAATATCCTAATTCTTTCTTGAAGGTCTTTTTATCCTGTATCTTAATAAACTTCTCTTCTACGTAATATTTAAGAGAAAGTGTCTGTTTCTGTAACTCTGGGTCATCACATAGATCAATATTGCCATTTTGTATATCCATTCTCCAAAGCCAGTGAGCTTCGGCTCTTTTATTTCTAAAAACAAAATGTTCCATCCCATCTGGATGTGACGTTGGTGATTCTGAAGATTTAAAAACTTCTATATAAATTCTATCCTGTGCGAGCAAGTCTATAAGCGCGGCACCGAGACCTATGCCATCAGCTGCCACATTATACATTCTCATACGATAATCCTTAATTCTTTCCTTAACTATCTCTTTTAGTGGTATACACGTGTCAAATTTATACCGTTCTATCCATAAAAGCCTATGATCGTCAAAAAACGCCAAAGTTGAGTAATCGTTACCTTCTCTAGCCACATCGATGCCTAAAAACGTTGGTTGGCAGTCCATCTTGTCAATTTCGACTTTACACTCCTTATACCACGCAAATTGGACCAATTGGTTCGGATCTCCGCCATATTCCCAGTTTCCTTTAACATATCTCTGATATTCAGCTTCTGGCAGGTTTTCTAGCGATTCTAAGTACTCTTTTGTATTATAAGGGTTATCATGCGGCAGCGCTTGTTGGAAATAATAAGGAGCTTTGAGTTTCCCTTCACTCCATGGGTCGTACCATTTAAACTTCACCCAATTATTATCAGGGTTACATGTTAGTAATATGAATGGTGGTATGTCGTACTCGAAGTTCTTCCATCTCCCAACACGAGTTATAAGAGTTGAGAACGCAATCTCCGAACATTCATTAGCCTCTTCTATATCAACGCCAGTTATCTCTAAACCACGTAGTTTGTTCAACTCAGGGTCATTTGCGATATCTGCCTCTACAAACACTATTTCTGAACCATTTCCGTAATTAGCCGTAAACTCGGACTTATTGAACTTCATCCTGTTTGGATCTCCGTTCATTTCTAAAATCTTTCTGTAAGAAGGTAGTGTGTTACGACGTATGGTTGATAATGATTTCCTTACAACAGCATACCGTGTTCCAGGATACTGTTGTGCCATCTCATCGAGGAAACCTATAGTTACTATTGTTTTCCCGCCTGCA